TGGGGTGCAAACTCCAAAGCTGACGCAAAGGCAAAAGCTAGAGCAATTTCCGCAAGGAACAAGGCAAAGGCGAAATGAGAGCATTATCAGTTGGTGTTAGTCCCGCAGCGGCAGTAGACACAACAGTCTATACCTGTCCTAAAGGCTATTACGCCAAATTCACTGTAATGTATATACACAATACAGGCGGCTCTACCAAGCATATAACTGTGCAGTGGTTTGACTCAAGTGCTAATACAACGCTTGATATATTGACTCAATACGATTTTTCATCAAAAACCTATTTGCAGTTTGATGGCAATGCCTACATTGTTTTAGAAGAAGATGACAAAATAAAAATAACTACTCAGGCAGGAAGCACATTCAGTTTTATCGCCACATTTGAACAAGAAGGGTTGGCAAGAGCATGACACTACTAGAACTTGTCAACGATGTGTTGATTCGCTTGCGTGAGCCTGTTGTAACCACTTACAACGAAACCACCTATTCCACTTTGGTTGCAAAGTTTGTAAACGATGCAAAGCGTCAGGTTGAGGATTCTTTTAATTGGAATTCTTTGGGGCAAACCATCACTGTGACTACTGTGGCTTCAACCCCATCATATTCACTCACTGGTTCTGGTCAAAAGTTTCAGTTGATGGATGCTATTAACACAACCAGTAATGTTGGTTTGACTAACATCACATTTGTGGACATGAACCGCAAACAGAACTTCTTGCCCCTGGTCAACTCAATTCCAACAGAATTTACTTTTGATGGAATAGATGGGTCTTACGATACAAAAGTCAGTTTGTTTCCAATTCCTGATGGCGTGTACACACTGAAATTCAGTCTGACGATACCCCAGGCAACTTTGGCGGCTGACAGTACTGTTGTTCTTGTGCCTGATGTAGTTGTTGCTCAAGGTGCGTATGCCAGGGCATTGGTTGAGCGTGGAGAAGATGGTGGGTTGTCTTCATCAGAGGCATACACACTATTCCGATCCATGCTCTCCGACTACATTGCTTTAGAGGCAAATCGGTATCCAGAAAATCAGCAATTTGTATCAACATGAGCCAACAAATCCAGACATTCTCTGTCTCAGCCCCAGGCTTCTTTGGGCTGAACACACAGGACTCTCCGCTTGATTTAGCGGCTGGATATGCTGCGATTGCTACAAACTGCGTGATTGACCAATACGGGCGCATTGGCTCTCGCAAGGGTTGGTCAAGGGTTAACACATCCTCTGGCAACCTTGGCGCAAATAATGTAACAGTCATCCATGAGTTGGTTCAGACAGATGGCACTTTGACTGTTTTGTTCGCTGGAAACAACAAGCTGTTTAAACTGAGTGGCGCTACTGTTACTGAATTGACCTATGGGGGGGGAGGTACTGGCCCCACCATTACTGCAAGCAACTGGCATTGTGCTTCTCTGAATGGAATCACATATTTCTTTCAGACGGGTTATGACCCGCTGATATATGACCCTGCTGTAAGTACCACCACATACCGCCGTGTTAGCGAAAAAAGTGGTTATGTTGCAACTGCTCCACAAACCAACATTGTTATCTCTGCCTATGGTCGCTTGTGGACTGCTAGTAGTACTGCTGACACTGTAACTGTCTATTTCTCTGACTTGCTGGCAGGACACATCTGGTCAACAGGAACTGCTGGTTCTTTGGACATTTCACGGGTATGGCCCAATGGGTCTGATGAGATTACAGGCTTAGCTGCACACAATGGATTCTTGTTTATCTTTGGCAAGCGTCAAGTATTGATTTATGCAAATGCGACTACTCCATCAAGTCTGTCTCTGAGCGACACCATCAGCAACATTGGTTGCATTGCAAGGGACTCTATTGCCAACACAGGCAGTGATGTGGTTTTCTTGTCAAACAGTGGTGTGCGGTCATTGCTCAGAACCATTCAAGAAAAGTCTGCACCTTTGCGGGACTTATCTAAGAATGTGCGTGATGACCTGATGACGATTGTGAATGCTGAGACATTGGCAAACATCAAGGCAGTCTATTCAGAGTCAAATGCCTTTTACCTGATTAACTTTCCAACTGCAACCCAGACCTACTGTTTTGACACCAAGGCGGCTTTGCAAGATGGTTCTTCACGGGTAACTGTTTGGGACTCCATCACGCCAACTGCTTTCCTTGCTAAACGCAATGGAGACTTGTTGATTGGCAAGAATGGTTATGTGGGTAAGTATGGAACCTATCTTGACCATGCAAGCACATACCGATTACAGTATTTCACTACCTATGCTGATCTGGGACAAGCCAATGTCACATCCATTCTGAAGCGCATTGCAGTGGTAGTGATTGGTGGCTCAAACCAAGGCTTCATCATCAAGTGGGGATATGACTTCTCTGGTCAGTATTACGCCACCACACTGCAAATTCCTCAGTCTACTGTGTCTGAATATGGGACTGCTGAATATGGGGCAAATGGTGTTCCTGTTGCCTACTATTCAGATGGCATTTCTTTGCAGACTTTGGTTGGTCAAACATCAGGTTCTGGCAAGACTGTGCAGACGGGTTATGAAGTGCAGATCAATGGTTATCCTGTGAGCATTCAAAAGATTGAGATTCAAGCCAAGAACGGCAAACTGGTTTAAGGAATAAACATGGCAAATTACACCAAAACCACCAACTTTGCGGCTAAAGATGCTTTGTCGCCAGGGAATGCAAGCAAGGTTGTTAAGGGAACTGAGATTGATACTGAGTTCACCAACATTCAGACTGCAATTACCAGTAAAGCAGATGGAACCTTCACAAACTTTAGCTTTGTTGAGAGTGGTTCATTTCTGTACATCAGGGCATCAGGAACAGATGTGATGAAGATTGATACATCAGGCAACCTGACTGTGTTGGGTAACATTGTGGCTAATGGCACTGTTTAATAAAAACATTAACCATTAAAGCATCATAATGACAACTCTAGACACACTCATTAGTAAGAATGCTGGGTTTGGAAATGTCATCAAGACAATCCAAAGCGGTGGGGCATACATTGACCCTAAAGGTCGAGTTTTATCAACTACAGAATTAAAGCCTTTACCCACTTATTATGCTGGTAGTTCTGTATTTGTGGGTGGCGGTGGGAAAGCATATAGCTACGATGAAAACGGCTCAATAATTGAAGTCCCAAGAGAACCGCTAGAGATATATAAGTTTGATGCTTCAGGGGATGGTAAGTTTACAGTTCCAAAGCTGAGAAACGAAAAAGAAGGCGGGTATTTTGGTGACATTACATTAAACGCCATTAAATCTGGAAGTGGTTACACAGTTGAGAACACTGATAAAAGTGCCACGGGTCAATACTATCAACCATTAAAAGGTACAGACTTTTCTGATCGGCAATGGGTGGGAATGTCTCGCGGATTGTCAAACATCAACACCGCAGTTCAAAGTGGTGAAGCAACAGTCGATATTAAGAAAAGCAAAGAAATATCGGACGATGGGCAAGGCAATCAAACAAGCAAAGAATATTACGCATTGCGAGATGGCAGTGGTAGAGAAGTCGGGGCACTATTTGATGTTCCAGGCAGAGAAGACATTAAATATGCTGATGTAGGAAATGAGACTGCTGGTGGTGGGCATTATGTATTTTTACAAACAGACCCAAAAACTGGACGAGTTGCGCCAATTCAAGACTTTGAAAAGCAAGTAACTTATCGTCCATCGGGTGGCAAGACATTTTGGCAACAGCAAACAGAGGCAGCTAAAGCATTTGCACCTTATGCGGCTTTGATATTCGGTGGCCCATTGGCGGCTGAGTTGGGCGGTGGTCTAGCGGGTGCGGCGGCTTCATCGGCAATCTTCCAAACTGCTGCGGGTGTACCCATCGAAAAGATGGCAGAGAACATAGCCAAAAACACTATAACAGGTGGGCTATTGGGTGCTGGTGGTGTTGACATTGCTGGCTCTGCTGGTGGTGGGCTTACTGGTCAACTTGCACAAAACACTGTTGCTGGATTGATTGGTGGAAAAAACTTAGAAGAGTCGGCTATTGGTGCTGTTAAAAGCATTGGAATTAATAGCCTAACATCAGGCTCAAACCCGTTAAATTCAGATGTAACTGTTCCTACTGAAGAACAGGCTCTTCTTGGTCAACAAGATTTGCAGAGTCAGTTAACTCCTTATGAGTCAACAATTCCAGCAAACACAACTGCATTTGATACAACAACTGACTTTCCAGACGTATCTGGATTTGATATCCCCTTACCAACACCACAAACACCGATTACTGGAAGCACTGGAGGAAATATGGCAACAGATTACACAGAAGACCCCTATGGGTATAGCGGAACTCCGTCTTACTTCAATTATGCTGAAGACCCGTATGGTTATACAGGAACTCCTGCAACAGACTACACAGAAGACCCTTATGGGTATGCAGGTGGAACTGGTGGAAGTCAGGTTGCTGCAACTCCAGGCGATTTAAACGCTCTAAGTGGCTATGGAAATCTAACTATTAGGCAAGTTCAACAATTGCTTGGTGGCACTGCGGGTGGCGGCGCTGCTGGTGGTGGCGTAAGACCTTTAACGACAGCACAAAGAAATGCTCAACAACAAGCATTAGGATCACTTTTGGGTGGTGCTATAGGCGGTGTTGGTGGCATTTTGGCTGGTCAAACTGCGGCTAAAGCATCTGAAGAACAAGCTAGGATGATTTCTGAGGCAACTGGTAGGGCGGTTCCTGGCGCACAGTTTAGACCTATTGGAACAACCACAAGGTTTGGCACAAGCCAATTCCAAGTTGATCCTACAACTGGTCAGTTGACAAGTGCTGGTTATCAGTTAACTCCAGAACTCAAGGCAATGCAAGATCGAGTCATGGCCTTAACTGGTCAAGGCTTGACTGAGGCAGAGCAAGCGGCTGGTAGATATGCCCCTTTGACTGCTGGCGCACAAGGTTTGTTTGGTCTTGGTCAACAGTACTTGGGAACTCAACAAGGTGCGCCAATTGGTCAAATGGCTCAGCAATATATGCAGTCTCAAGCTGGTCAACCATTGACCAATCTTGGATTGGGATATTTAGCTAAGTCTCCAGAAGAGGCCGCATCTGAATACATGAGATCACAAATGGACTTGTTGGCTCCAAGTCGTGAGC